GTCGTGGAACCAGTACCGGTATTTGAATCGTTACCGTCAGTCCTGACGTAATAAGTTGCCATTATTCAGCCGTTCCTTGAACAATCTGCTGTGCCATAATGCTCGCAAACTGTGTGACAATCCCATATTGAAACTGCTCATCCTGAGTGACCCACCAGATATTGACAGACGTTCCATCAGGCCCAAACGTACCTAACAGAGTACCGTTGTCATCCTCGATGTCACCAAAGACACGCCAGTCAGTAGACGGTGCAGGTTCCTTTTCAATCCTAAAGTTTTGCAGGTTCATCTTACTTGTCCTAACTAGGGTCAACGCCCGTAATCGTCTTACTGCTATCACTACTGCTTACAGTTGCTGACCACGCAGTACTTGCATCATCTTCTTTGTATACAGTCATCTCACTATTGATGACTGTTGTCTTATTGCGCAAACCACGCAACGCACTACGTACTGTACGCTCGTTGATAGACCCTGCACTTGAACCACTACCTATATCTCTAGCGAGTAGCTCATCCGCAAGAACATTAGATTGAAGCCTCTGACCAGTAGTGCCAGCAGTTGTATGATATGACAACGGTTCATCCCATATTGTTATCGGTAACTGATTGACAGCAGTCTCTGTAGCAATACTTGCAACAGCAGCATCATTGACTACACCACCCATTCCAGTTACATAAGTTGGGTCAGCATCCCAGACAGCCGAGGCAGTCTGCGCTGCCGTCAAGCCACCACTGCTCAGTTTGACCGTCATTACCGCACCGTTCGTACCGCTTGCACCTCTTACAACTACAGTGACATCGTCAGCACCAGAAACCAAAGCTGCATCCGGAAGGTCTAAGCGATACACGCCCGGCATATTGGTTGCGTCCACCTCGGCAAAGCCACCAGAAGTCCACGCCTGTGCGATTGTACGGGCTACTAGAGGAATGCTTACGCTTGCAGTGCGTGTCCGGTTGTAGCGGGCGGATAGACCGCTTGTGGAGGCTGTAAGACCTGTAGCACCGAGATATAACTCGATGCTTTGTGACGTGCTCCCCGGTGCTATTGTTACTACACTAGCATTTCGCTCGGTTGGGTTGTACTGACCAGCGATAGTCGCAGTCGTATTGTTATACGAGCCGATGTTCGGAGTACCACCAGCCCAAGCATCACCGTAGAAGTCTGTAGCAGGAGTACCAGTCGATGAACCGGTAGCGTAGGTATACAGCCCATTAGTACTAAACCAGTCGTACTGTGTCAACCCCCACAAACGCCATATACCTGTGTTGTATGGGTAAAAAGGATTTGTAAAGTTATTTGACTGAACTGCGCCAGCTGCAATAGTAAAGCTAAAAGCAACATTGTTTGTTACCGCACAGTTTGAAGTTACAGAGGGCAAAACAAATGATTGTCCCGGGCCTGCAACATTATTCCTAATACTAGTTGATGTTCTTCCAGCCTGCTGTCCGAATGTAATGCCAAATCCAATATTATTCCAAAAATTGAACGTCGTACCTTGATAGGTTGCACTACCACCACTTAATTGAAAAACGGTGGTTGATGACCCTATACAAACACAACGATCAACAGTCAGACCATAAACATAGTCTTGTGTCGCTGGACTATTTTTACCAATAGTGACATCGTTATATATTTGACCAGTTGATAAAGACACAAAATGACATTGTTGAATTAAATAATTTTTTGTTAATCCAGCACTACTGGTGTCAGAAATACTAAATGCAGCGTCCGTACCAGAGTTTATAAATTGACACTTTCGCCATTTGCATTCCACGCAATTAGTTAGTAAAAATAGACTTCTATTTGTGGCAGTTTCAAATATGAGATTTTCAAAATTTAGGTAGTCCTTACTGGTCATTGAAAACAAATATTGATTGACGTTTGATGCCCCTGTATCACTTACTAGGCGGGTAGTTATAAGAACTCGTCCGGGTGTAATGCCACTAAACTGTGAAGCAGTAGGGTTGCCATATACATATGTTGGAGTGGTATAAGTACCACCTACCGTAATCTGTGAATTCTGCCTGTAATCACCGGGAGCGATATAAAGCGTATCCCCTGAGCCTATACCCGTTGCACCTAATGCTTTGGCGATAGTCTGCCACGCTTGACCGGAGCCTGAGCCAGTGCCAGTATTAGAATCGTTACCATCTACACGCACATAATATGTAGCCATATTTATTCCGCCGTTCCAGCGACAATTTCCGCTGCGATGTAGGTCATAAACTGTTGGACTACGCCTAACTGAAACTGTTCATCCTGTTGGACGTACCACGCAAATACATCAGTTCCATCAGGTCCAAAATCCGCTATCTTGTGAAACTGATAATCGAGAATGTCACCCTTTATATTGTAGTTACCGGGCGAGTTTTCAAGAGCAGTTATGATGATGTCTCGGAAGTTCATTTGCCCACCTTCAGCGCATTCATATCCGTACCCTTAAACGGCATAGTCAAGAACGCCAGCACACTAGACACCGCAGCAGTGACACCAGCCGCTACAGCCTTGCTTCCGTAAAGTGCCATCACTTCTTCACCTTCCTTGCATCAATAGCAAGCATGACCACATCACGTACCTTTTCAAGGTCGGACGTAGACAGGAAGTCGATGTTCTCTACAATCTGGTTGACCAACAGCATCTCACCAAAAGGTATCTTGACCTCAGGCACACCAGTATTCTTCTTCAGAAACTTACTTAGCCAACTCATGTTATTCACTTACCTTCTTTAGAGACTTCTCAATCAATAGGTTAAAAGCCTGTACTGTACGTAGGCCAAGTGTCCCAAGCAGAAATGACAGCCCCAACATCTCAACTGGCTGTTTCCATCCGAGTTGATGTGCAACAAGTGGAGTTAAGTAGATTGCTGACGCAGTCCCAGATAGAACGGTTATAACTCCTTGAAATGCATTCTTTATCTTGTTCCAATCAGTGCCGATTAACGCACCGATAAAACCTGCAAGCAATGTGTTCAAGTCAATTTGCAACTTATCCATTGATGTCCCTCGTCGTTTCACTGACTTTTCTCACCTCCGGTAGTTTAACTGAAAACACGGGTAGGTTGCTATCTTGTCGCATAAAGAAGGCAATCAACGCGGTTGTCATAGCGGGTATACCAGCACGGAGTCCTTCAATGCTAGAAATTAATAAGGCTTTAGTTACCGTGCCGTAGTTTGCGTTGTCAGCAATATGTAATTGCTTCCACGTTGAGTCAAATTCTGGTGCTGCACTAGCCATAAATGATGCTAGTGTTATAAGAATAAGACGCCCCCACGCTACGTTCATTATCCTTGACCTATTATTGGAGGGACTGCAAACGGACCACCTGATTGTTTAAGTCCTGCATCTAATTGCAAATACAACTTCATTCGACCTTCGTTATACCAGTTACGCCATGACAACCTGTCTACGAGTGTTGGGTCATCGATATTCTTCATTACCAGTTTAACGGCCGCATAAGCGGGGATAGTCTGCCTAAGTAAATCATCGGGAATAAACGAATAAGACTTGAGGTCATCCGTACCAGCAATGCCACTCAGGTCTACGTTAGGAATTCCATATCCATAAACTGTAGCAGTCATTGACGATGTTGAATTGTATGGGTAAAGGCTAATAGCATAATTATCTTGCCTGTACCAATACTGGACGTTTGCAACAGATGTTGTTACCGCACTAGCGTATGTAAGGTCGTTAGCACGAACACTAGATTCACTAGCGTGGATAAGACGTGTGCCACCAATATAAACGTCTGTTGGAAACCATATCGCACCAGACGTTGGGTTTGTGACAGATACAGTACTAAGAAATGCCGTACGTGTATTAGCACTATACGAGAGTGTTCCAGATGCTGGTACAGCAACGCACGTTCGACACATCTCTGCTATGGCTTCCATCAGAAACTGATTGATAGTCGCATCACTCTCATTGCCAGCAGCAATTGTTCCAGTACCGGAACTTACAGCACCAAGAGTTGTGTTAGTTGCTTCGTTAAGGAGTTTATAGACTTCCTTACGGAGTTGTGCGATTGTCTGTGCCATTACACTGCTCTCCGTGCGTACGTGGCTGCATATGACTCAACCATACCTAGCCGATCAACATATTGAGCCTGGTACAACTGGAATCCGTCAGCGTCTTTTGATTGCATTGCCCGTTGTGCTAACACGCCGTAAACAAGGCAGTCGTGAGCAATATCTGGTAGCGGGCATTCAGCATTGTCATTCATTGGTAAAGCAACGCCGTTAACATCGTATTGCCAATAATCACCGGGAATAGCGTAACCCTCAAGCATTAATCCTTCTGTGATTGCTGATGCTGGTGGTGGATATACGGACACCTTGTTCATACCAGTAAATACAGCAAGCGTTGGATATGCAGATGATCCGTCATTGCGGACCATGTCTACCTTGCGGTTATAAGCATCAAAAATACGCATGCGCTCCCAATTCCCACCAGTGTTTTTCACTTGTACGTTACGAACACGGTAGATATCGGGAGCGCAATACTCAGAAGTATCAGCAACTAGGTCAAGATACCTCCTGCCTGTAAAGCAGTCAGTTGATCTGGCTATCTGATTAGCAACCTCAATAATGAGGAGGTCGAGACCAAACGGGTCTTGGTCTGAATCAGAACCAAAGTAATGCCGTCCCAAAAGACGTATACGCCGTTTGATCTCACCTCTAGTCATTAGGAGTACGAACCATCCTTACCCTGTACGATGTGTACAGTGTAGGTAGCAGCTGCAGCAGTTGCCGTAGCAAGCGTGTCAACGATTGCAACTTGGAACCAGTTGTAAACGTCATTAGTTGAGCCGTTATATCCACATGGAACTGTCAACGGTAGATAAACCTCAAACGAGGATTTACCGTCTACTGTGTTCAACGTGCCAACGGTGGATTTCATAAACGCTGCATCAGATGGAGTCTGATGGACAATAGTATAAGTACCGTTGATTGCAGTAGCTGCAAGAAGTCGGACTTGAAACTGAACCGTACCAGCAACGGCGGACGTTACACCAGTCAGGTTAATCATAACCTTGACAAACAAACCAGTGTCACGAGTCATTGCCCATGGAGTGACATTCAATGGAGCATCAGCGTTAGTTGCGCCACTGCCAGTTGTTCCACCAAATGTGGTTGTCGCACCAGCACCAGAAGTTTTAGTTTTCTGGACAGTGTTAAAGTTAAGCAGAAAATCTCTTGCCATAATTTACCTTCCTTACGCTACCTTGATGTTGTAAACACGACCGATAGCACGAGTATGCGGAACCCACATACCTACGCCCCAATCGAAGACGATGTTGTGAAGAACGCCGTTTTCTTTGCTGAGACCAAGGTACGTTGGTTTAAACGGTCCGCTCTGCCAGCCAGTACAGTAACCACTGCCATAACGGACAGCGTAGATTGACTGAAGACCAGTTGCGCTTGCTGTTTCAACACCGGCTGCGGTTTCGTTACTCAATACAGGCGTAATACCATCAGCCTTACGACCAACAGTGCGAATTGTAGCAGCCTTGTACTTTTCGACAGGACGATCAAACGAGTCCTTGGTGATATCAAAACCAGCACCAATACCCATTGCACGGATAGCCCATTCAATACGGCGCTTCATAAGCTCCGATACATAAAGGGTTACGCCGTCACCATCCGGGCTGTTCATGTTGTCAAGCAACTGCTGGAGATACGCCATAAGGTTGTTTGCCTGTGCGGATGCAGTACCGGCTGTTACAAGGTCAACACCAGCACCATTAACAGACATTTCACTAGGAATGTCAAACTGATCTGGGTTTGCCAAGCGGTAGCGGAGGCCAGGGAAACAGTCAGCGTCACCAGTTGCGGCTGTTGGGTCATTCGATATGAATTTCGTATTGAAGTCATATGCAAATGCTTCCATAAAGATCTGAACCTGAGCCTCGATTGGATCTACGATGTTGTTCGGCTGATCGAGGAGAACGTGGTCAATCTGAATCTTGTTACGAACAAGATACATAGATTCTTCGTACTGCTTTGGCTTACCTTTAGAAACCGTTGGTTCTTCGTTAACTGTTGCCCAGTTAATCGTTGGGAGCGAACCGGATTGCTGTGTAAAGCGAACTCCGACCTGCCGAAGCGATGGGGACGTAGTCAGCGGGATGTCCTTAAGAGCATTCCACGTTTTGTGTAGAGCCTTCGTAATTTCTTTTACGAGAGGGTCATTTGAGATGATTGCCTGATCGGCAAGGGTCATAGCCTGTGTATCAAGCAGGACTGCACCGGATGCAATTGCCATTTTGTTCTATTCCTTATAGAGTTCCACGGCCTCTGGTAATGCCTAGTAGAGAGCCAAGACTTGTACGCTGTTGCCCGTTGCCACCGCCGGTAGGAGCAGACCTTGCGGTTTGTCCATTACCCATAGGTTGTGGAGCGCGTTTACCTTGATTCATTCGACTTGCAATCTCAGGAGCCAAAGACTGTGCGATTGTGCGAACCTGTTCGTGAACTGCTTGAGCTGCTTCCATTGGGTCGAAACCCGCCTGAATCAAGTTATCCACCAAACCTGGTGCGCGTTGTGCCAGTGGAAATTGCTGTACTGCAACATCACGTTGCTGCATCAACATATATCCCTGAACTTGAGACATCTGTTGCTCGTAGCGGTATTTGGCAATCTCTGCCTCTTGCTGCATTTGAGCGACAGCTGGATCAATAATCTGCGAATCAGCTAACTGTTGATATCGTTGGCGGATTTGATTTTCATAAGCAGTTTGTTGTTGCTGCTCCATGACTCGATCAATGTCATCCGCTGACTGATATCCCTGTTGCTCGAATTGTTCAATTACTCGACCCCAACGGTTGAGTTTTGTTTCGAGTTCGTCAGCCGCTCGAGCACGTTCGTTTACCTCACGAAAGCGCTCATATGGAACAGGTTGAGGAGTGGTAGGCTCCGCCTGATATTGGTCAAAATTATTCGACTGGACTCCAAGAATGTCATCTACAACACCCGTGTAATCTGGTTCCGAAGAATCATAACCACCATATTCCGCATTTTGACCTGCTTGCTCGCTTGTCGCCCATTGCGAGTTATCATCGGGACCGGCGTTTTCCCGAATAAAGTCTGTTACTGCGTTACCTAACCCAATATCGCCAGAATCCACTGCTGGTGAATCAGTGGTTCGTGTCACCATCTCTTCAGGCATTAAAGAGTTCTCCTTTTATTTTAGCACACCACTTTTCGTTGATTTACCACTAGGTGGTTTGGGTGTGTTGCGATCTGTTCCAGAGATCACATTGTTAGCAATGTCAGCTACGTGCTTCTGAGCATATTGCTCACCAGCAGCTGCTGTCTGTGCTTGAATCTTCATCAGGTCACCTTGAGTCTTGGCTTCCTGTACTGCTAGTTGTTTTTGCAAGTCGAGTTGCGACCGCATCTGCTCAGCTTCAGGATTAAATGCTTCCTGCTTTGGAGCCATCTGTGCCTGAATTTGTTGTTGCTGTAATTCCATTGCTTGCTGTTGCATCTGCTCTTGCTTCATCTTGTACAAGCCAAGAACCTCAAGAATGTCAGATGTTTCTGGTAGTTGAAGCATCTTGACTGCAAGTGCATTGGTATCAGCATCTTGTGGGTCACCAAACAGACCCATCTGACGCAATAGAAGAATCTTCTGCATTTTCTGTTCTGGAGTATCGTGCATCGAACTTCCGGGAACATAAACGATACGGAATTGACCACCTTCACGAATCTGATCGAATGTAATGACACCCTGTTTGATCTCGTTACGTGGATTTATTTGGTCATCAACAGAACCAATGAATGGAGTTATTGCATACTGTTCTACTAGTGCAATTTCCCACTCTTTAATCTTACTGATAGAAATTTCAATGTCAGCACGAATGTAACTATGCTGAGTATTGTCTGCACGTTGCAGTAATGTCACCGCCTCAGCAGGTGTTCCAGCAGGTGCTTGCCCTTGGCTTACATCATGCAGACCAGCAATATCTGCCATGTCTTTTTCAAGGGACTGCATAAACGGAATTAAGTCTTGTGATATTCCGGGCGCGCGCATGATTTGTGGTGGATGTGCACCACGGTCGTAGTAAACCTTTCGATAAATACGACTATTGTCATCGAGGTCATCACCGGCTTTGTCGAACGCATCCGCTCCAACACGAGACAAACGCTCAATCATCAAGTAATCTTTGTTGGTTTCAAACTGCTCTAGCCAACGACTGTAGATGCGGTTGTATGTCTGTTGTAGTGGGCATAGGTCAAAGCAAAGACTATGTCCATAAGGTGTGCCTGATCGAGGTTGCCATCGAAGTGGGATAAATGGGAACGTATCCTTCTTCTTGTATGGCCAGTCCCCAGCGTACAACAAAGCACGGTTAGTGCTTACGATGTAGCGTCCATTTTCGTACTGCGCAGTTGGTCGTTCCCAGTATTCATAAACGATAGCACAATGCTTGCGGCTATCAATGTTGTTGAGACGTGCACTTGACGGCTGAACCCAGCCGTTGCCGGAGCCGTTAGCACCTTCAAGATATGCGTCAACATAACCTGCGTTTTGACCAGCAATAGCGTCAGGTGATACTGCCTTACCGGCATCTCCATAGTTATCCGTAAACCAACTCAGTGGCTTAATGGATGCATGAATCATCCAGCGTACATCAGCATCTCTTTGTGCCGTAGGGTCAATCATCATGTTGAAACATGGAATGATTTCTTCCTCAACATCTCCCAGCGGTAGAGATTCGTAGCCTTTGATTGACCCATCGTCAATAGACATCTTAGGGACAATAATGTCGGCGTTGGCTTTCCAGTAAATCTTTACAAAACTAGTACCAGTGATACACGCCCAGCGTACACGCTCCTTAGTCTGAGTCTCTCGATCAAACTTACGTGTGTAATGGCCAGCAATAAAGTTTGCTTCGTCGGCGGCAGCTTGGTCTTTTGGATTCTGCGATAGCGGTACAGCTCTTGCGTCAGGTGCAACTTGCGTCAACTTACCAACAACACCATCAATAAGCGGTCGCATCTTATTGACCGTTACATAACGGTTTGGCTCTGCTGGGTTTTGTAGTTGAACAAGGTTACGTGTCTGGCTATTAATCCGGAACCATTGCCGACCTTCAAAGAATGCAAGTGCTTGTGCCCACTCTAATTCCATTTCCTGACGGGCGCGGTAAGCAGTGTCAAATTGTTCCTTGACGTAATTGACTACACGTGTTGCTTCTTCAGGTTGTTCCTTTGGGTCAACTTCCCACTTATTGGCATCGTGGTCAAGGGTAAGGTCATCTTTATCAGTAAGACGTAAATCGCCTACATCAAATGACCCTTTAGTTCCTGTGTTGTCTGGCATCTTTAAAGCAGTAATGCTTTGTTGGATTTCCGCCATTCCGGGTGGCTCCATAGGCACAGCCGTAGAACGGTTGTACATACTAGATGTCAGGGTAGGTCTCTTCTTGCCAAATCGTGGAAATTGAATTGCCATTACAAGTACCTGTCATCCTTGCGTATAAACGCCTGTAGTTCGTCGTGCATTTGTCTCCACCACCGCAATTCCCATGTTATTAATCCTAAAAACACGAGAATACCTGCTAACAACAGATACAGAATGATATCACTGGCACTCATACGAACTTGTCTTCCTCGCTGCTGCCGAGCCAATGCGGCCGGTTCGACTTAGCATTGGTGTGAGGACATTGAACAGGATATTCACGCCACATAACTCCATATCGAAAACTGTCCAAAGCATGGTCACTTTTAGTACCTGGGTCGAGGTCTTCCGGATCTTTAGGGTTAGCCATAGCGCCTTTAAGTTCACGGATAAGATTAGGGCATGCTCCACGTACTATGCGTAATCTTGGAACTATATTCCCTTCTTTCACACGACTTGCGACAAGCCATTCCTTTAATCGACGCCATCCAGCCTTACGGTCTTTTACGGCACGTACCGCTGGAAGTCCTCGTTTCCACCACACTTCTACTGGATATTCACCTACCCTCTGCTCAACATTCTCCGGAGGAAAAGTATTAGCATAGTCAAAAGCAATTGCTTCCAATCGGGTCTGCCATAAACCGTCACGAACATTCTTCTTTACAGGTGTTGCGTACTGTCGTTTCTCTAACGCTTCCAACAATCGCATTGCCTGATGAGACGATACAAGTCCAGCCTCATAGCATTCGCCAATGACGTATATGTCTTCGTTTTCGTCGCTGGCATAAATCAAACTAGCTGCTGGTGCACCAGTACCAAAGTCATGACTTGCCCATATACGCCACCACGGTGCAACGTCTACGCTATCAACAACGTGCCACGGTTTACCCTGTAGGTCGTATTCTTTAAAGTCGGGGAAGAACATACCACCGACACCAACTTCATGCTGGCATTCACGTAAGAATGAGATGATGCCGTAGTCATCTATTTCACGTTGGCATACTTCTATGTTCTTGTGTTCCCACGTAGGCGTACCGCCAGTTATCTTGTAGCCGACACGTCCATCTTCACGCTCAATTGGTTCGTACTGCAAATCTGCAATAGCGGGAACAATAGGTGACTGGATACGGTTTTGTAGCATATCCAATTCACCACTTAGGACTTGAGCCATAACAGAGTTAGCGTGAATCTTATTCTGGACAAATACGATTGCACAGTCCGTACTTTTAGCAGGGAGGATAGTTTGGGTGATAGTTGCTATCTTCTTTTCAACGCGATTAACGCTATCATCGAGCTCATCAATATCGTCAAGTATAATGAAATCAGGACGTAAGTGATCAAGTTTAACACCGCGCGCACCAGTGTCAAGACCGAACGCAAGAACGTTAAACCCGTTTGCCGTCCTGAGCTTAGAAGCATTCCATCCTTTTGAGAATCCATATCGGTTAAGTGCCCTTTCAATACCGCAACGCTCCATAGTGTGTGCAATATCCGATACGTGTCTGTCGGCTGCTTCCTGTGTAGAGCAAACGTAAAGCAAGAACCTACGAGAACCCTTGACGGCAATGCGAGCCGCAATGTGTTCCATTGTCGTGCTTTTACCGCCACCACGGAACCAGCATTCAATAAGAGCAGGTGGTGGTGCACCAGCTTTGATACTCTCTGCCCAGTCCCATGCGCGCTTGTGATGAACGCCAAGTTCGCTAGAGGTAGCGTGTGGAGCAAACGTTTTTAACCAGTGTTTGTATTCCAATTGTGCTCCATCAATAGCAAATGCTCGACCAGAGTCGTAATCACCTGTTTCGATAACCTGCCCGATTTGTTCTTCAAGTGCTTCAAGAAGAGCAACCGACAACGGTTTATCTGCACTGGTCAGATGCCTAAATTCTTTAGGTGTTGTTCGCTTGAGGTTGTTCGACATCTTCTACAATCACCGCATCCTGTACATCTTCTTCTGTATCTTGCTTGTGTTGACGCAGTAGTTTATTGATACCAGACTTTATAGCCGTCAGCTCATCTGCATCACGCACACTTGACTTAACTACTTCTACAATTTGCATTATCAACATAAACGCCTGATCAGCCTCTAGTGTATAGGCCTTTGTTTGCATCATGCGTTGTTCGGCTTCTACGAGGTCAGTACGGCGGTTAATAAGGTCAAGTACATCTTTACTGGCAGCGTATTCATCAAGGCGTTCCTTGAGTAAATCACCTATCTGCTCGAAGGCATCAATGAAATCAGGTGACCCTAGTTTTGACCTAGCAAGGTTATACGCTGACTCAATCTTGCGGTATTGCTCAATACCTACGCCTTCAGCAGCGGCTTCAGCTCGCTGGTCAAGGAGAGCAGTTACATACGCTGTGTCATCTCGAAGGCTGAATAAGTCTGGGTCATCACGGTAAGAATCGACTTTCTCAAGGAGTTCCTTACCGACCTTACTAAAGCGTTTGCGATTAGCCTGAAAGACGTGTGCTAAGTATCTGGGGGTTTCCGCTTTTCGTAGATGCGCACCACCATGAGCCATGCAGTACTCTTGCCCAGCCAAAGCCAACGCTCGACATCTACGCTTTGCACCATCTTTCTCCACCAGTGCACTACAGACAAGAGCTTCACCGTGAGGTGTTTTACGATAGATGCGTCCATCTCGTTCAATGTAGTTGCCATTGACCTCTTGGATGTAATTCATACGTACAAGTATACAGGCATAAAAAAATGGGGCCGAAGCCCCATTCAATTATTTATTAACTACTTTACGAGTGTACGCTGAATATCAGCGTATGTAGCATTTTTTCCATATGTGCCTTGTGGACTTTGTTGGCGATAAGCAGCCAGAGTTCGTTGTCCACGACCAGCATCTTTGGCCTCAATTGTGTTTACAATGCCACCTTTATTCCAAGCCTGACTCAGTTCTTTGTCTCCAGCAATTCTTTTGTTGTAACGCTCCATGATAGACCGTTGCGTATCTGAATCTAAACCATCTTTATTCATCTGGTTTCGAAGATAGTTACGACCTGTGTCAATACCCTTGCGTAGCGTAGCATCAAATGCAGACCCTAGATAATCATCAGGAGAACGCAATGCCTTGCTTTGTCCTCGAGCCTGTTCACCAATTCCACGCAAAGAGTCTGGTTGTCTTGGTGCTGTCCCAATTGGTTTTCCAACACCTTCAGGTTTTTTAAACGCTGGATTGTCTTCAGTTTTAGCAGCTGCAGGCTTAGGTTTTTCCAAAGGACCATATGCACTATCTGGCAAGTATTTACCGTGAACAACACGGTCTACTATTCCAGTCGGCTTGTCACGCATGGCTTTTCCAGTTGCAGCAAAACTTGCAGCATCACCCGCTGAAAGTCCAAAGCCCAATGGAGTATGAACAAGTGTATCCAAGCCACGTTGACCAGCTCTTTTAAAATCACCAGCCATTAATGCGGACCCAACGTTACCTACGTCTTCCAACATATGGCCGGCAACTGCGCCAACAATTCCACCCTTTATGCCTCTTCCCATATTGGTATCAGGTTTAACCATTCCGGGTTTGAGAGCTGCTCTTCGACCAGCAAGTTTTTTTGCTGCATCTGCCATTCGTTGATCAATGGTTTGACCATTAACTAGGCGTTCTCCACCACCACTAGGTGGCGTAGGTGATTGTGGCATTGACCCATTAATAGTACGCATTGGATTATTGGCAGCCATGCGTGGCGCAGTATTTGGCGGAGGTGGTGTGTAACTTTCAGTCCGAATACGGCTTGGGTTAACTTGTACACCTTTTGTGTCAAAACGTGGATTAGTCTTAATGCGACTTCCATCAGTACGAGTGCCAGACCCTACTGCACTTGGTCTGGTAGTGGGGCGACTAGCACTAGGTGGCATATCTCCGGATGTACGTCCGGATGGAGGCATAGTAGGACGTGGAGTCCTTGATTTAACTAAATCACTATATTCTCTAGCCAAACGTGGATTTGGTTGACGCCCACGAAGAAATGCTCGATATGTCAACCCTGGTCCTGATGCCATGGTTAGCACTTACCTTTCTTGCACATAGGGCACTTGCATCCAGAAGGATGCGGTTTCTTTACACCCATAATCTGCGACATTGTTTTTACTGACTTAGCCATTATTTTGCCCTTGCTTGTCCTTTATATCCCTTACCAATAACAACCTTACCTCCCGGTCGAAGGTGCTCTTTGCGTTCAACACCCATAATTTGAGACATAGAAGGAGGTGATTTAAAGCCATGTTCTTTCATTTCCATCTTCTGCATTTGAGCTTTAGTTGGAGCCTTTTTAAGACCATGTTCACGGCGCTCAATGTCTGGCAAGTCTTTTTGAAACGTCTGAGCGTGATTGATGTTTTTATTCATATCTAATTACAGTTCCAAGCTCGAAGGCTTTTATTGATACGACTATTTGGGTCTTTAGCCGTCTTAGCGGATGTATTCACCCGCTTCATGCCTTCCATTCTGGCACAGAAACTTTTACGCCTAGCCGCATCTTTTGGAGTTTTTGGACTAGGAGCCGGTGGCTTAAGGTTTAATCCTTCGGCTTTTTTAAAATGCGCACGACCGGCTGCATTTAATCCACCTTTGGGATTCTGATATTTTTTTACAACACCCATAAATAGGATTGTACATCATGGCATGGAACACACTTGCGACCGCAGATATGCAGGTATAGAATGACTTATGCTCTCGACAGTTGTGTATGAACCATTGATTATTAATGCGTTGCTTGCATACTGTGTGCCACCTAACGGAAAGCACATACAGCATATTTCTGGAACTTACACAGATGATACGTTGCATACGTTTGATTGCTGGTATGTACAGATACTTACAGACAAGATATGGAAGTTCTTTGTAGTCAATACAGAGGATGACCGTGTCAGCCTTGAGTTTTTTAAAGACGAACTAAAGGCAAGTCGAAATTTTGAAATGTATCAAAAAAGGTACAAAGGAGAACAAAATGGAATTAGAAAAAAAGTCCGAAGAGATGCAATATCCTCTGTCGGAACGGGAACTGGAGATTTTGGGCCATCTGGCCAAAGGTCGGACAGCAAAGATGATTGGGGCAGCTCTGGGAATCTCTTTTAGGACAGTTCAGTTTCATGCTGACAACATGTACTGGAAGTTGAATGTCAGTGGTATGGATGCTCGTACTCGTGCCGTCAAGAAGGCTCAATCTCTTGGACTCATCGACTAATGCGTTACCTAAGTGTATGCAGTGGGATAGAAGCAGCATCAGTTGCTTGGCATGACTTAGGTTGGACTCCAGTTGGGTATTCCGAAATTGAAAAATTTCCTTCAGAAAGTTTAGCAAAACGCTTTCCGGATGTACCCAACTTTGGAGATATGACTAAGTTTAAGGAGTGGAATCTTGACCGAGATACAGTTGACCTTATTGTCGGAGGAACCCCTTGTCAGTCTTTCTCCGTTGCAGGATTGCGAAAAGGACTCGATGACCCCCGTGGCAACCTTGCCCTCAGCTTCGTTTCAATGGTTGAGTACTATCAGCCAGAATTCTTTATCTGGGAAAACGTTCCCGGTGTTCTGTCATCCAGCGGAGGACGGGATTTTGGTTCCCTCCTCACGGCGGTGGGGTACATCGGGTATGGGTGGTCCTACCGAGTGCTTGACGCTCAATACTTTGGAGTCCCCCAAAGACGCCGTCGAGTCTTTCTTGTCGGACATATTAGTGGAGATCCAAGACGTGCCGGAGAGATACTATTTGAGTCCGAAAGCTTGCGAGGGTATCCTCAGAAGAGCCGAAAGCCGAGGCAAAAAACTTCCTCCAGTGCTGAAACAAGCACTGATGCGGAGGGTGTCTCTTGGCCAGCAACAATCACAGGAACCCTAGATGCTCACTACGGGGACAAGATGGGTTTGGAAAACCAACACATTGATGGTGGTGCAACACTGTTTGTCCCAGCCACCTTCAACCCAGCGTTAGCAAGAACTGGAAACGTTCAACTTACGGAGAAAACGGGAACACTACTTTCTTCAATGAGTAAGAACGGTGACAACCAACCATGCATCTTGTATAACCATCATCCTAGTGATGGACGGTTAACCGAAGAGCCTCATACTTGTGGGACGCTAACTGCTCACATGGGAACAGGTGGTGGGAATGTCCCACTTGTGCAGCACGTCTTCCGTAAAAGTACACGCCCTAGATGTAGGGACGGTGAAGAGACGTGGGTGGATGACGGCATAGCAAACACGTTGAATTGCTTTGATATCGGTGACATTCAAAGCACTAACCTTGCTGTGCAACCTATTGCTCTTGCCGAGAACACTATTGGCCGTCAGCCACTCAATGGGGGCAATGGTGATGGGTTCACAGTTGGCGGTCCCATGTATACACTAAATGCTACTGGGGTTCACGGTGTTGCCCATAGCCACGCTTTTAAGATGCGAGGCGGTGGTAATGGTGATGGCTCTCGAGGTGGTCCCGTTGGCGGGACAGGAGGCACGGGATACTTGGGACAAGATGAGATGGCTTTTACTGTGGCTGCATCACAAGACCAATACGTTGCTCATGATGTAGCCAATACTCTTCGTGCTAACCCCGGAAGTGGATTCCGATCAGATGGAACACCTGTGGAAACAGTTGTGTTTGCTAATGTCAGTGACTGCCTTACATCTGCTTACGGAACCAAATGGAACGGAAATGCATCGGCAACTAACGGTAGTCTATTTGCCATGAACAATTGGGTTGTACGCCGTCTGATGCCAGTTGAGTGTGAGCGTCTACAAGGCTTTCCAGACAACTGGACAGATGTACGTAAGGATACGCCAGATGGTCCCCGTTATAAAGCAATTGGTAACTCCATGGCTGTGCCTGTCATGGCGTGGCTCGGAAGACGTATCCAAGAAAGCAAAGAACGACATGGTTGAACACTATCGCAAAGGCCCCAGTCCACGAAAGTTTGCAATGGACTGGGGGTTGAATCCACACCTATTCAATGTCATCAAGTATGTTGCTAGGTGCAATCACAAGCAGTACAAGAACCAAGACCTACATAAAGCAATCTGGTATCTGGTAGTTGAGCTCACTGATGACGAAGAGTTGTCAGATGAGATTGTAGATAGAGTAAAAAAACACTCCCTTAGTTGAGGGAGTGTTCGTGTTTTATTTGATGTCTTATTGCGTGTCTTATTCCGCAAATGGGTCATCAATATCCTGCATAGGTGCAGCCTTCTTGATGCCGGTAGATGACTCGGTAAAGCCACCTGGTTCTCCATCTTTAGGACGATCAAGACCAGAGATGTCATCTACGATGATTTCGTAGACCTTACGCTTAGTGCCATCCTTGGCTTCAAACTCACGTACACGGAGTTTGCCATCAACAGAAACCAATCGTCCCTTCTTGAGATACGTGCCAGCAAAGTCGGCAGATTGACCAAAGGCAGATGCTTCAAAGAAGTCTGTTTCTTTCTCTCGTCCCTTCCGATCAACTGCAATACGCAGTCCTGCAA